CCTTGTGTTCGTGCCGGCTGGGATCATCGCGGCGGGTGTCTTCCTTCTAGCGTTCGCGATCGCAGCCGAAAGGTCCCGTGCTTAGCCGTATCTTCAATCCAGCGCACGAGTCGGGCGAGGAGCGCGCAATCAGCTTCCAGACGATCTGGGGCAGCGGTGGCGATCTGATGCTGAACACGCCGAGCGGCGTCGTGATGAATCAGGACGAGGCGCTGAAGCTGGACACGGTTTACGCTTGTGTCCGCCTGATCGCGGATAGCATCTCGACGCTGCCGGTCGATACGTTCATTCGGCGCGATGGTACGCGGACGCCGTTCCGTCCGCGGCCCGATTGGCTCGACAGGCCCGAGGTTGGCGTCGCCAGGACTGAGCATTTCCAGCAGGTCCTCGTGTCGCTGCTGCTCAACGGGAACTCTTTCACGCGGATCTTGCGCGACGATCAGGGCATCGCCGGCCTGATCGTCCTGAATCCGCGGCTCGTCGAGGTCCGCCTGAATCGGCAGACGCGCCGGCCCGAGTACGTCTACGACGGGAAGATCATCATCCCCGTCGAGGACATGATCCACATCACCGAGCTCCGCTTGCCGGGCGAGCTGCGCGGCCGGTCCCGCGTTGATCTTGTGAAGGATACGCTCGGGCTGGCGAAGGCGCTCGACACGTTCGCGCAACTCTTCTTCGGCCAGGGCTCGCAGGTCGGCGGGATCATCGAGTATCCGGGCGCGTTGACGCGCGAGCAGGCTAAGGACCTCGCCGACTCTTTCGAGTTGAAGCACAAGGGCGTGTCGAAGTCGCACCGGCCGGGTGTCCTGTTCGGCGGGGCGAAGTTCACGAAGACGAGTGTCGAGCCGAATGAGGCGCAGATGCTCGAGTCGCGCCAGTTCGCTGTTGAGGAGATCGCGCGCGCGTTCCGATGCCCGCCGAGCATGATCGGCGTGACGACGCCGGGCGCGATGTCGTATGCGAGCGTGGAGCAGAACGGCATCCAGTTCGTCCAGCACACGCTCCGCCCGTACATCGTGAAGATCGAGGACGCATACTCGACGCTCCTGCCCGGGGTCGCGTTCCTGAAGTTCAACGTGGACGCGCTTCAGCGCGGCGATCAGGAGAGCCGGTACGCGGCGCACGCTTCGGCGCTCGTCAATGGCTGGTCGTCAATCAATGACATCCGCCGGATCGAGGACATGCCGCCCGTCGACGGTGGTGACGTATATCGCGTCCCGCTTGCGAATGTTGATCTCGACGCGGCGAATCTTACCGAGCTCGATAAGAAGGCGTCGATCGTGCAGCGCCTCGTCTTCTCCGGCTTCGATCCGGCGGCGATTCTGGCGGCGCTCGAGTTGCCGCCGATTCCGCATACGGGTCTGCCGTCGACGCAGCTCCAGCCGATCAGCCAGATCGATCCAGAGGATCCGCAGGCTGCCTATCCGGTGGGTGGCGAGTAGTGGCGATCACGCAGAACGTCTACACGATCGGTACGGCGTCGACGCAGATCCTCGCGCCGAGCGCGGACGCGCAGCGCGTCACCATTGAGAACATGAATCCGGCTCCGCTGGATGGTGGCTATTCGCGCGAAGGCTATGCCTTCGAGATGAGTAGAGTCTTCACGATCGCGTCTCCTGGGACGGCGGATTTTTCTCTGGCAACGCCGAGCACGGGGACACAGTTCATCTCCTACCAGATCATCTCAACGAATGCTCAGGTCACGGCCACGCTGATCGAAGGCGCTGCGGTCGTGTCTTCTGGTACCGCGATCGCTTCGTACAATCTGAACCGGCAGTCTGATCGGACGGCTAACACCGTTCTGGATTCGGCGACGAGTGTGACGGGCGGCACGGTCATCGCGACGGAACTCATCACGTCGCAACACAAGGTGTCGGGCTCTGCGGCTTCGGAGAAGGTCTACACGTTGAAGCCGTCGCAGACGTACGCGATGCGATTCGTGAATGAAGGCAACCAGACGACGAGCATCTACTTTGATCTGGTCTTCGCCGAGCAGTTCAACGGGTACCACGATCTCTGGCTCGGGCTGAAGGATCAATCGTATCGGCTGCGTGGTGGCGAGTCTGTTCAGCTCTTCATGGAGGCTGGGGAGTCCATCTATGCGCTCGGCGGTGGCACGCCGGTTCGTGTGGGTGTGATTCGTCAGGACTAGCCGGTGCCGTACTTCATCACGGACACGAGCCCCGACTGTGACGGGTGGGCAACGATCAAAGACGACGGCGAGGTTATCGGTTGTCACGAGTCGAAGCAGGACGCTATCGATCAGATGGTCGCCGTGTCGATCGCTGAGGGTATGGAGCCCGGCGGCGAGCGGAATCTTGACGGCGAGCCCGCGATTGTCACGGACATCGACGATACGCTGATCGATGCGAATGGTGATCCTATTGAGAACGTGATCGCCTTCCTCGACGAGTACGAAGGCGAGATCATCATCATCTCCGGACGGACTGAGGATCAGCGCGCCGAAACTCTGGCACAACTCGAATCCTTCGATATTGACTTCGAGCGTCTGTATCTTCGCGAATCCCTTGATGTAACGGCGCTCGAGTTCAAGGTTGAGAAACTGAAGGATGTTCTAGACATCTACAACATCGAGCTTGCGATTGAGAACAATGAGGATGTGCGCGCCGAGTATGCGCGGATCGGGATCACGGTTCTCGCGCCTGATGCGGTCGATCCCGAGTTGCCGGAGATGTTGGAGCGCCAGGTTGGCGCGTCGACGCCGGCTCCGGCTGAGGATCAGATCGAAGGCTCTGAGGAGAATGAGCCCGGTAGTGCGAGTGGTGCTGGTGGCGATATCGAGTTGAGTGCGCGGACGGAGACGGCTCTGCGCAATAAGGCTCGGGATCATAATGATGCGATGAGTGAGGCGGATCGTCCGGCGTGGACGCGGACGACGTTCGGCCAGCTCGCTGCGGTGTATCGGCGTGGTGCGGGTGCGTACTCGACGAGTCACCGGCCGGGTGTGTCGCGTGGCGCGTGGGCGATGGCTCGCGTGAATGCGTTCCTGTATCTGCTTCGGACGGGTGCGCCGGAGAATGCGAACTATGTGACGGATAATGATCTCTTGCCTGAGGATCATCCGCGGTCGACGCGGAGCCTGACGCGCGAGGTGGATCTGACGCTTCCCGCGTATATTCGCGATGCGGCTGCGCGTGGGCTCGAGTTGCGCGCTGATGGGTTCGGTGGTGATGGTCTGGTCGAGCGGACGATCCGCGAGGCGAGGCTGATGGCTGCGGGCGAGGTTTCTGAGGATAAGGTCATTCGCGTGGCGGCGTGGGCTGCTCGGCATCTTGTCGATCTTGACGCGCCGCAAAACTCGGACCCGGATGCTGAGGGTTGGCCAGGGGCGGGCGCGGTTGCGTTCTATCTTTGGGGTATTGATCCTCTGGATCCGCAGCCGGCGATTGAGTGGTTCGAGCGGAAGCGCGAGCAGATTCTCGAGGAGGAGATGGAGGATGATCGGCGCTGGTATGGGTCGCTCTCGGTTCGCGAGCGGCCCGGTGCTACCCTGTTTCGTATGGAGAACGGCGTAGAGCAGCGGCGGATCAATGTCAACGAGTTTGAGATTCGCGAGGCTGCGGACGGTAACGGGATGACGTTCACGGGGTATGGCGCGGTGTTCAACTCGCCGAGCCAGCCGCTTCCGTTCACGGAGCGGATCGCGCCGGGTGCTTTCTCGCGTTCGCTGCGTTCGCGGAACGAGATCAAGCTCTTCGTGAATCACGACACGAGCCGCGTTCTCGCATCGAAGCGCGCTGGCACGCTGCGACTCGCTGAGGATTCGCACGGGCTCCGCGTCGAGGCTGACCTGCCGGAGACGACGGACGGCCGCGATATGGCGGTCCTGCTCAAGCGCGGCGATGTGGATTCCATGTCGTTCGGCTTTTCGGTTCCGAAGGGTGGCGACTCGTGGAGTGATGATGGCCAGGAGCGCGAGCTCCGCGAGGTTCGTCTCCACGAGGTGTCGATCGTGACGGGTTTCCCCGCTTACGAGGCGACGAGCGCGAGCGTGCGGAGCCTTGACGGCCTCGTCGACGCGACGGGCCTCGAGGCTGAGAAGTTGAATCAGGCGCTCTCGGCGCTGGAGAATGGTGAGACGCTGAACGATGAGCTCGCGAGCGTTCTCGATCAGGCCGTCACGAAGCTGCGCGCGTCTCGGGATGATGCGGCGGCGGCTCTGGCGCTGAAGCAGAAGCAGCTCGACGTGCTGCTGGCCCGAGTCTAGAAACCGCTTTTTCTCGGGTTATCCTATGGGTGTCTAGCGCGGAGCCGCGCTTGGCATCGGTTACGCGGAGCCGCGGCCGGCAATCCCTACGATTCCCTGAAAGGGGGAAGGTCTA